TCCCACGGCCGACGTTTCACGCCCGCCTCCCGGAACAGGCGGGAGACGAGTGTCCCCACCCAGGCGGCGGTCACGCCACGTGACGGGTCGAGCTCGGACCTGATGAGCGGCTGATGCGGCCCAGCCGGGTGGCTGTTCAGGTATTGCCGAACGCCGAACGCGGCATCGTCGGAGAGTGGGACGACCCGCTCCCGTCCGCCCTTCCCGGCCACGTAGATGACCTGCTCGTCCCAGTCGATGTCGGAGGTGGTGAGCCGCGCGATTTCGGCGCGCCGCAGCCCCTGCAGGCCGAGCAGCAGCACACACCGCATCCGGTCGTCAGCATGAGATAGCAGCTGTGCTATCTCCTCGCGCTTCAACCGACGCGGGTTGGCTGAAGGACGCCGCGGCCCCTTGATACCAGCGCACGGATTCAGCTCGCAGTAGCCGACGTCCACGCACCAGCCGAAGAAGCTCCGGACAATCGTCAGCCTGACGCCCCGGGTCGACTGGGCGACGGTCAGCGACTCGAGCCACTGCTCGATGTGCTTGCGGCGCACTCGCGCGACCGCCACGTGGTCGCCGACGGTCCGCGCGAAGTGGGTGAGCGTGTAGTGGTTCTTCTCGGCGCTGGACGGCGCGAACTCGCCGGCGGCGACGCGGGCCCGTACGTACCGTTGGGTGGCGGTCCAGAGTGTTGGCACGACCTCCCCCCGAGGGTCGTGTGGGGTGTGACCGGGGTCTGTATCGGCAGACGGCCGCGAGAACTTGACCATTTGGGGACGGTCCGGTCACGCCGCGGCCGCGTACGGCCTGTGACCTGCGGTGATCGGTATCCATCCGGACCCATGTTCTCCCTGGTCGGGAGGCCGCGGGAACCGCTCCTCGGGGTCACGCAACAGTTCGTCGACCGACGTCTCGAGAATCCGCGCGAGCTCGCGGAGCTCGTCGACTTCGAGGCCGGTCTGGCCGTTGAGCCGCGAGTGGAGCTGCTGACGGCTGATGCCGAGCCGGTGAGCGACGAGCTGGATGGGGATACCGCGGTCGCGTGCGAGCGTCCGCAGGTTGCGGGCGATCCTGAGCTGGAAGGGCCGTTCAGCGGTCTTCGCCATGTGGTGTGTACCTCGCCTGTCGTTCGGTCGCTAGGTCGTCCCCGCTCCGTCCTGCGGAGTGTACGGATTCTTGGTCGTGGTGTCTAGCGAAGATCGCGGAACGGTCGCGGCTTCGCTCCACCCTTCGCCCAGTGCTTGACGACTGTCCGGATATCCCGTACAGTCGTCGGCGTGCTGCGGGACTACACGCTCTCCACCCGAGCCGTCGCCGACCAGCTCGGCGTGTCGCTCGACACCATCGCCCGCTGGGCAGACCAGGGACTCATCCCCTGCGTACGGACGCCGGGCGGCTGGCGGAAGTTCCGGCAGCTCGACGTGGACCAGTTCGCCCGCTCACTCACGGGAGACGTCGCCTGATGTCGGCGCAAGACCAGCGGGCACGCGACCAGGCGATGGCCGCCAACCTCATCAAGCAGGGCTACCCGCACGGCCGCCGGTTCACCAAGGGCCTCTCGAACATCCCGGACATGAAGGACGTCGGGTCGGCCGCATACCGGCGACGCGTGGCGAAGGAGCGGGGGGCAGCGTGATGTTCCCGTCGCGACACCTCGGCCCGCGCCACCGCCCGTGCGACCTCCTCATCGCACAACCCTCCCAACCCCACGACGAGGAAGGACCGTCCATGAGAGCACGGGTCTACGTCGGGCTCTGCACCGCCGCGGTCTGTGCTGCCGGCCTGCTGTGGGCTGGCGGCGCACCACGACTCCGGTACCGGTAGCCGGCAAGACAGACGACGCCGCAGCGACGCCCCTTACGTCTGGGGACGGACGCCGCTGCGGCGCAGACAACAAGGAGCATACATGCTCGACCTCGACAGCATCGTCCTCGACCTCGGCAAGCACGCGACACCCGACGACGGCATGTGCGTCATGGAAGCCGCCGCGCTCTACGCGTCCGAGGACTTCACCGACGCGCCCGAGTGTGTGTCACCCGTCATCCGCGCGTTCTGCGTCTCGTGGAACGACGCGATTCCCGACGCCGAGACGCGTACGCGTCTGCTGCGGCCATTCATCCCGAAGGTCATCGGCACCAACACGGGCCGCGAGGACGACGAGCGGCGTGCGTGGATGGCCTGCGACTGGCTCGTCCGGACGTTCACGCCCGCATGGCTGCGACGGGCTCGCCTCGACGCGGAAGCCGCCGCGCTCGAAGCGCTGCCTGAGCTGACCGCGACCGAGCTCGTCGACGCGGCGTTGCCGACGATCCGCGAGGCACGCGAACGCGCTGCCGCTGCGTGGGCCGCTGCGTGGGCCGCGGGGGACGCTGCGAGGGCCGCTGCGTGGGCCGCTGCGTGGGCCGCGGGGGACGCTGCGGGGGCCGCTGCGTGGGACGCTGCGAGGGCCGCTGCGAGGGCCGCTGCGTGGGACGCTGCGGGGGCCGCTGCGTGGGACGCTGCGTGGGACGCTGCGTGGGCCGCTGCGTGGGCCGCTGCGTGGGACGCTGCGGGGGCCGCGCTTGCGGACACCGTCGACGAGCTGCAGCGGTCGGCGTGCGAGCTGCTCGACCGCATGTGCGCGGTGGGGAGACAGTGATGCGTGCCGTCCGCGACTACGGGCTGGCGGTACTCGGCGGCATCGTCCTCGCACTCATGCTCGCAGCCACCGCCGACGCGCAAACACCCGACACCGAAGCAACCCACGACGATGTGGTCGTCATCGACGAGCCGACCACCGTGTCGCTGCCGGTCGTGCAGATGGACGTCGAGCAGCCGCCGGCGCGGCTGCCTGAGACTGGCGCGTGGAACACGGGTCCGGTGTCGCTGCTGGCGGTCGCGTGTGGTCTGGTCGGCCTGGTCTTGTTCGCTCTGTGGCCTGGCGGAAGGCCGCAACAGTGACCATCCAGGTACGCACTCAAGAGGACCTCGACGCCGCCGTCGCCGACGGCCACACCAACATCGAATGTGTCGGTGACGGCACCTTCACGATCGACGGCTCGGCGTCGGTGTGGGCGTACGACTCGGCGACGGTGCGAGCGTACGGCTCGGCGACAGTGTGGGCGTACGGCTCGGTGACGGTGCGAGCGTCCGCGTTCGTCGCAGTCCACATCCACGGCGACACGCCACGCGTTGACGGCGGAGTCCAGATCCGTGTCCCGCATCTGACTGACGCTGCCGACTGGTGCAACTACCACGACATACCGGTCGATGGCGAGACAGTCGTGCTGCACAAGGCGGTCCGGGACGACTGGCGGAGCGCGCACGGCACGTCGTATGCGCCAGGTGCGTCGCCTGTCGCGGACGATTGGGAGCCGTCCCGGTCGTGTGGCGGCGGCCTGCATTTGGTGGCGCTGCCGTGGGAGGGCTGCCGGTACGACTCGCAGGCGTCGCGGTTTGTTGGCTGTCGGGTGCGGCTCGATGAGGTGGTGGTCATCGATGTCGAGAAGGTGAAGGTGCCGCGGGTGTTGGAGTGTTTCGCGGTCGACATCGACGGCGAGGTTGTGTCGTGAACGCGGTAGCTGCGCTGGTCATGTTCTGCGCGTTCGTGTTTGCGGCGACTGGCGTGTTGCTCGCGTTTCTGGTGGTCGATTCGGTGACGCTTGCGGTTATCGGATTGTGGTGTCTGTTCGCGTCGTGCGCGCTGGTGGTTATCGGCGCGGGGTCGTGGCTGGATGACGAGACAGAACGGTTCGAGGACGAGGAGGCGGCGTGACGGCGTACCGGAACCTCCCCATCTCCTACATCAAGGTCGGGAAGCGATACCGCTCCGACCTCGGTGACCTCGGCCCGCTCGAGGACAGCATCCGCGAGATCGGCCTGCTGCACCCGGTTGTGGTCGATCGGCTCCACAACTTGATCGCCGGTCAACGTCGGTTGGAGGCGTGGAAGCGTGCCCGTCCGGACAGCAAGGCGATCCCGGCGGTTGTGGTGGAGACGTTGGACGACGCGTTGGCGCGGTTGCGGGCGGAGCGTGACGAGAACGTGTGCCGGAAGGACATGACGGCGTCGGAGTTGTACGCGCTCGGCAAGCAAATCGAGCGGCTCGAACGGCCGAAGGCGAAGGAACGGCAAGGAAGGCGTTCGGACCTTCGGCCCGCGACTTCTTCTTCGGATGAAGAAAAAGTCGCGACGAACGAAAAGGTCGCAGAAGCCGTCGGCATGTCGAAGTCGCAGTGGGAGCGGCTGAAGCGGGTTGGTGACGCAGCAGCGGCGGGCGACGAAGCCGCCATCGAAGCACTCAAGGCGGTCGACAGCGGCACCAAGACGATCAGTCGCGCCGACAAGGACGTCCGCGAGCGCGGCGCACTACCGGACACGGTCGGGAACCTCCGCACAATCACGCGCCGCAAGCCCGCCACCCACATCTTGAACCGGGCGTGCGAACAACTCGACGGCATCACCGAGATGCTCGACAAGCTCGACTTCGCAGAGGTCGAACCGGCTGAGGCTGAACGGTTGGCAGCCAGCCTCAGCCGATCCCGACCGGCCCTCACAAGGGCCATCAACCAGTTGAGGAGCATAGCGTGAGAACCAAGGCCAAGCGAGCCGACGAGCTCGCGACCGTGCAGCAGAACGGCACCTCGTCCACACAGTGGATTCGGGCGGATCACATCCGCATCGACCCCGATGCCCAACGTGCGTTGCGGCCCGAATGGGTCAGGTTCCTCGCCGAGAACTTCGACGAGACGAAGCTCGGCATCATCCACGTCTCGCGGCGCCGCGACGCGTTCTACGCGATGGACGGCCAGCATCGGATCTTTGCCTGCCGTCTGCGCGGCGAACCGACCCGGCTCCTCGAATGCAAGGTGTACGAGGGGCTGACGAAGCCCGAGGAAGCGCAGATCTTCAACGGGATCAACACGACGAAGGCCGTCCGTTACTTCGACCAGTTCCGTGTACGGCTCAACTACGACGCCGACGCGCAAGCCATCCTCAAGATGATCGAGGCTGTCGGCCTGAAGCTGTCCGACCAGGCCGTCGACGGGAACATCACTGCGGTCAAGGCGTGTGAGGACGTCTACTTCGGTCGGCCGTTCCGGTCGAAGGAGCCGACGCCGTGGGCGCTCGCCCGCGCGTTGCGGACGCTCACGTCAGCGTGGGGCTCGAACCGTGACGCCGTGTCGGGTCACATGGTGCACGCGGCCGGCGCGGTGCATCTCCGATACGGCGACGACCTCGACCTCGACATGCTCGCCCGCAAGCTGAGTGTGTTCCCTGGCGGTCCGTTGGGTCTCGCCGCCCGTGCGCGTATCCGCCGCGAGGTGACGGGTACGACGTTGTGGCGTGCTGTCGCCGAGGTGATGGTCGACGTCTACAACAAGGGGCTGCGGAAGAACCCGCTGCCGGACTGGAACCGGTGAGCATGTTCCGTCGTCGTGTCCCGAAGCTCGACACGCCGTGCGCGCTTGACGGCACACAACACGTCCGTGTTGACGCGGTACGCCTGATGTTCTTCTTCCCGGACGAGCTGCGTGCGATGTGGCGGTGTCCGGGTGGTTGTGGCCGCTGGCTGTGGCAGGTGGTGCCGCGGTCTCGGTGGGGAGAGGCGGTCCGTGCGGTCGGCCAGGTCGAACGGTTCCAGTCGGCCCGTGACGACCTGTATTCGGCGCGGGAACGGTGGTTGGAGTGGCTGTGGTCGACGGACGACGTTGTCGCCGGATTCATGGAGGCACAGTGATGGACGAGACGGCTGCCGAGCTGGTGAACGCGGTCGCTGTCGCGAACGCTGAGGCGTCACGCGCACGCGACGCGATGTCTGAAGCGTTGTATGCCTACTGGGACGCGCAACGTGTGTTCGAGCAGGCGGAGCGGCGGCGGCGTGAGGCGACCGAACGGCTGTTGGCATGGTCGCAGCCGACGCTCGAGCCCGACATGGGACACGTCGCATGAGCGCTATGCATGACGGTCATAGACCCCACAAGTTCCCCCGACTTGCCGACGGCTCGTTCATCGATGATGAGGTACTCAGCTGGCGGTGCGCGGCATGTGGCGCTTGGGTGGATGAGACGTCGGACCGCGACCTGGCCAGCGTGTTCTTCCCGGTCGCATGGCCTGACGGCTGGCAACGCTGCCGTGTCTGCAATGTCCCGCTGTCGCGCGAGATGGCTTGTGCATGGTTGGAGGACGGCAGACCGTTCGCGTATTGCAAGACGCATTGTGTCTACTGCGGGAGCGCAGCATGAGCGACTCGCAACTGCTGCGGCTCGCACGTCCCGTCCCCGGCAAGTACATAAAGAGGGCGCCAAGCGGTTACGGCGAGTACGTCGACCACGAAATCATCACGCAGATTCTCCTCGCGATTGTCGGGCCTTTCTCGTTCCGCGTCGAGCAGGTGGTCTACAGTCCTGAACGGGTCGTGGAGGGTTGCACTGCGTCTCTGACGGTGACGGTCGATGGCGTCGAGGTGACGGTCACGGAGGCTGGCGATTGCGACCAGCCGGGAAACTGCAAGACGCAGGGTGACCGTCTGAAGAAGGCAGCGTCGGACGCGTTGAAGCGGTGCGCGATGCGGCTCGGTCTCGGGTTGCATCTGTGGGCGGGGTCGGGCGGCGATTTCTTTCTGTACGAGCAGCTCGCGGGCCGGGCAGGTACCGAGCAGCCACAGGCTGCGTCCTCCGGCGTCACACAACAGGCTGCGCCCACCACAGATGGCATGGACGGTGGGCACCTGTCCGGCCCCGCTCATCTGGAAGCGAGGACACGGTGACCCGCGACGAGTTCGAGCTCGCCTACTGCGACGGCGACGTGCTGTTGCTCGACGAGCTGCGACGCGACTGGGGGCTCGCGGCGGTCGAGTGTGATTGTGGCGAGCCGTTCTGCCGCGGCTGGCAAGCGACCTTCAAGGTGCGGCCGTGACGAAGGAGCTGCCGGAAGGGTTCCCGCGTGTCGAGAAGCAGACGCGGCCGTGGTCATGTCGCCGCGACGACCCGGACTGCACTCGCACGCGTCCGTGCGCGTCCTGTCGTGGCGCACGGAACCGCCGAAGCGGGATGAGGAAGCAGCGGGAGGCACGCAAGGCACTGGAGCAGTTGACGGCTACGTCGGCCGCAAGGTTTGTCGGTCAGCTCGGGAACGAGGAGGCGTGGGCAGGTCTGCCGTTGCGGGTCGAGGTGAAGTCGGGAGCGCAGGTCGGACCGATTTGGACGCGGTATGTGGCGGCTGAGCGGCAGGCGGAGCGGTCGCTTGCGGTCGGTGATGTGCGGCCATTCCTGCTGGTCGCGATGCCAGCGGGTGTGTCGGATGGTCTGGTGGTGTGTCGGCTGTCGCAGTTCGCACACGTGGTCGAGGCGGCGGTCAATGCGTGAAGGCTGGCGTGACTTGGCGGCATGTAAGGACTCGGACACGAGCCTGTTCTTCCGTGAGGAACGGCCGCAGTGGCGTGCATTGCAGGCGAAGGCGTTGTGTGGTCGTTGTGAGGTCCGGCAGGACTGTCTCGAGTTCGCGCTCAAGTCGGGTGAGTGGGATGGGGTGTGGGGTGGTTTGACGGTGGATGAGCGCCGCGAGTTGGTGCGTCGGCGGCGTGCCGCGACACGTCGGCAGCAGCGGGCACGGAGGGAGGGCGTCGTGATGTTCCGCTGTAGGTGTGGCCACAGGTTGCGTGACCATGATGCGGTCCGTGAGGACGCCTATGTGCGTATGCCGTGCGGCGAGTGTGACTGTCCCGACTATGAGCGTCGTCGCGACTGATGGCGAATCTGCCGCCGCCGATGTTCTGCCTGTCGTGGGCTGCACTCGACGAGAAGTTCGGGCCGGTCTCCGATGGCGAGAAAGCCGAACGGCTCGGCGTCACACGCAACAGCGTCGTCAGAGCGCGCCGCAAGGGCCTGCTGTTGACGCCACGCCGCGCGGAGGAGCTGGCGGTCAAGGCCGGCTGGCTGCCGGAGGAGGTATGGGGGAGGTCGTGGCGGTGGTCGGAGGAAGCGTGGGCTGCGTGGCGTGCCGGCCAGGTGGCCGTGCGGAATCGTCGTCGTGATGAGCGGTCGCGGCGTCGTCGTGGCGAGCGGTTTTGGGGTTGGCCGGATTGGTATCGGGTGCGGCCGCATCGGTGTGCGGTGGACGGCTGCCGGTGCGGGAATGGCGTGAATGAGAGGGGTGAGGCGGCGTAAATGGGCGAACGGCTGTACGGCCATGGTTGGCGGAACATAGAAGTGGCCCCGCGACGCGGGAACGTCCGGGGCCGTGGCCGATACCTGACAGGAGGTACCGACGTGGTCCATCGTGCCATGCCCGTCAACGACCCTGCGAATCGGGGTTGACGTGGCCCGCATCCGCTCGATTCATCCCGACGCTCTCAAGTCGGAGAAGCTCCAAGCGGCGTCGGCGGAGGCCGAACGGTGCTACTGGCGGCTGCTCACGCACTGCGACGACGAGGGCCGCGCCGAGGACGACGCTCGGCTGTTCCGGTCGTGGCTGTTCCCCCTCGACGACGACCTCCGCGCTTCGACGGTCGAAGGTTGGCTGTCGGAGCTGGCGTCGCTTGGCCTCATCGTCCGTTACGAGACGGACGGCCGACGGTACCTGGCGGTCACCCAGTGGGACCGGTTCCAGAAGCCGCGCAAGCGGTTCGACAGCCATCTCCCACCCCCACCCGACTGGTGCGCGACGGGTGCGCGACAGGTGCGCGACACGGAGACAACCGAAGGCGAACCGGTTGACGATGTGGCGGCTACTAAGGGCGCCCTGGGTGCGCGACAGGTGCGCGACACGGAGACAACCGAAGGCGAACCGGTTGACGATGTGGCGGCTACTAAGGGCGCCCTGGTGCCGATAGGAGATAGGAGTAAGGAGATAGGAGAAGGAGAGGGAGAAGTAATTGCGCCGCGTGCGGCGCGAAAACGCGACGACCTCTGGGACGCGCTCCTCGCCGCCTGCGGCATCAACGGACCCATCCCCGACAGCGCACGCGGCGCATACAACCGAGCGCTGAAGGACCTGCGCGGCGCGGGCGCCACCCCCGACAGCATCCACCAACGGGCGGTCGTGTTCCGCACCCGGTGGCCGTCAGTCAGCCTCACCCCCACTGCGCTGGCACGACGGTGGGCCGAGTGTGAACCGAACCCCGACCATCTGCCGGCACGGCGCATCTCGCGTGCTGAGGCGGCACTCGCACGAATCGTGGCCGACCAATGAACCGTGCAGAAGCTGTCGGGCTCTACCAGCACATGCTCGCCGTCTGGCCGTCGGCGCATGAACAGCACGACGAACCGACCGCCCGCGTCTGGGTCGATTACCTCGCCGGTCTCGATGTTGAGACGGCCCGCGAGGCACTGTCGGCCTGTAAGCGGAGTCTCCGGTTCTTCCCGTCGATCGCGGACGTGGAACGTGAGCTCGTGGCGGTCAGACAGCAGCGACGGTACGGGAGGACGGTGCCGGCGCTGGAGGCTCCGGTGCGGTCCGATACTGCACGACGGTTCTTGGAGATGGTCCGTCCGTTGTTGGATGAGCGGCGCAAGACGGTGGGGGAACGCGAGCTCGACGCGGCGGGGGTGCTGTCGTGGCGTGAGCGGCTTGCTGATGCGTCGCGTCGGGATGGCGAGGACGGTTCGCATCGCCGGTGGTTCGACGAGGCGTGGCAGTCGGTGCGTGCGGAGTACCGTGCGCGGCTGGTAGGTGAGGACTGATGGCCGCATGCGGGCGCGGGTGGAGGAAGGACGGAGCACCAACGTGACGTGGCATTGCCCGCAGATCCCCGGCGTGGTTGATGGGGCGGGCGCTCCAATCGTCATCTGTGAACGGGAGGAGTTGCGTGAGCGGGTGGATGCGCTCACTGCTGCACTGCGCGGCATTCTCGATTGGGAAGGCGACCACGCCGAGCACCTCGGCCAGTGCGCCATGGACTTGGCGAAGTGGCCGTGTCCGTTCGAGCGTGCTCGCCGCCTGTTGAGCGAGTCTGTAGGGGAGGACTGATGGCCGACGACGCGTACGAGGGTTGCGGCTGCGGCAGTCGAAAACTTGGAATCTCGCCACCGATTCCAAGTTCGTGAGACACCGCATGAGCCGCGGCGAGGTCGAGACCGGGATTCCGGTCGGGTCTGCTGGGGGAGGAGTTCGAGTTGAGCCAACCGTTTGAGGCGTTGGGCCGTATCCGGATGCTCGTAGCCGAGCTCGAGCCGCACCAGTTCCGAGCACGGATGCGTGACTGGCAGCGCGGTGGGCTGCCGTCGTCGTCGATGCCGGACGGTTCACGGACCGCGGAAGCACCGTTGCCGCTACCGGACCGGTTCGACCGGCTCCTGAAGGAACGGTGGTTCGGCTACCGGGCCGACATCCTCAAAGCCGCCGCTCTGCTCGAACGGGCGTTGCGGGCACAGAACTGGCTGCTCCAACCAGCCGAACGTCCACCCGACATGCCAGCACCGGTGCCGTGCATGAACGTCGCCTGCGACCGCTTCCTCGAGGAGGGCCGCAAATCCGGCGAGTGTTCACGGTGCCGCAACCACAGACGCAACCACGGCGAACAGTGGCCGAAGACATCCCGCCCCCCGGCAGCCTGACCACACTTGACCGCTGACCAGGACTTATGGTAAACACGGCCAGGGTGGAGAGGTCTGCCCACACGACCGGGGCAGACCCCTCTCGCGACCACACACCACCAGCGGGAGGGGCACCCGCGATTCTTTCGCACACCCCCACCCCCCGAAACCCCCGCCGTGGTTTCCCTCCCCGGGCTGTGGAAAAAGGGGTTGGGGTGCCTGGGTTGGATCGTCGGCATTATGCGGGGTCGTATCGGCGGCGTGCGCGGCTGGTGGTGGAGGCGGCGTGTGCTGATCCGTTGACGCGTTGTTGGCGGTGTGGCGGGTTGGCTCGGGTGGACGATCCGTGGCAGGCCGGTCATCTTGTGGATGGTGATCCTGCGTCGCCGTTGGCGGCGGAGCATCGGTCGTGTAATGCGCGGGCGGGAGCGAGGTTGCGGCATGAGCGGTTCTCGACTTCCCGCGACTGGTGATGATCGGGCTGTCCTTGAGGCGTTGGCTGCGCGGCTGAAGGCGCAGATCAATAGTCCTCGGACGCCGCCGTATGCGATCCCGCAGCTGTCGCGCGAGTTGCGGGCGACGTTGGCCGAGTTGCGTTCGTTGCCGCAGCCGAGGGTGTCGAAGATCGATGAGCTCGCAACTCGCCGCAAGGATCGGCTCGCAAGAGCCGACGCTGATGCTGCTGCCGGACGGAAGAAGCGGCGCGGGGCGGGAGGCGCTTGATCTTGCTGCAGAGGTCGGTATCCGGCCCGATCCGTGGCAGGAGCTTGTTGTCGAGGGTTGTCTGCTCGAACGGCCGGGCGGTCAGTGGGCGGCGCTCGAGTGTGCCGTCGAGGTGGCGCGCCAGAACGGCAAGAACGTCATCCAGGAGATCGTTGAGATCGCGGGCCTGGTGCTGTTCGAGGAGCAGCTGATCACCCATTCGGCGCATCTGTTCTCGACCGCGACCGAACACTTTTTGCGGATGCGGTATCACTTCGAGAACTGTCCGTTGCTGGCGGAGCTGCTCGACGACATCTACACGGCGAACGGCAAAGAGGCAATCGTGTTGCGCGGCGGCCGTCGCCTGAAGTTCTTTGCTCGGTCTCGTGGTGGCGGCCGCGGGTTCAGCGCCGATCGGATGATGTTCGACGAGGCGTTCTCGCTGGATGCTGCCGCGATGGGAGCGATGTTGCCGGCGTTGTCGGCACGGTCGATGGAGGTGCCGGGACCGCAGGTGTTCTACTTTTCGTCTCCGGCACATCACGACTCGGCCGTGTTGCATAACGTGCGGAGGCGTGCGCAGGCGAAGGCACCGCGGCTCGCCTACTTCGGCTGGTTGAACGAGCCGGGCACCGACCGGCATGACCGCGACGCGTGGTATCGCGCGAACCCTGGTCTCGGGCTGCGTATCACCGAAGAGTGGATCGAGACCGAGCTGGCTGCGCTCGCTGAACTCGGCGACGAGTTCGACCGTGAGCGTCTCGGTATCCCGTCACCGGAGGACGCGGGCGCTGCCGTGTTCGGGCCGGGGAAATGGGCGGCGTGTGTCGACGAACAGTCGTCGATCGTGTCGGACATGGCGATCGCGTTGGATGTCGCTCCCGAGATGGCGTGGTCGTCGTTCGCTGCGGCCGGCCGACGTGCCGATGGCCTGTTGCATATCGAGTTGATTGAGCGGCATCCCGGTACCGAGTGGGTTGTCGGCCGGGCGAAGGAACTGGCTGGACGGTGGGATGTGCCGGTCGCGTACGACCCGCGGTCGCCGGCGAATGGGCTGGTCCCGAGGTTGGAAAGAGCGGACGTGCCGCTGTTGGCACTGCCCGCGGGTGGGATGGCTCAGGCGTGCGCCATGTTGCAGGACGCGGTCGTGAACGGGACGCTGAGGCATCTCGGTCAGGCACCGTTGGACGCGGCGGTCGCAGGCGCGGCTGTCCGCACGTCGGGTGACGTGTGGACGTGGGCACGTAAGACAGCGACGGCGGACATCTCTCCGCTGGTAGCGGCGACCGTCGCGCTCGCTGCTGTTGACACCGCGACCGCTGATGTGGCTGGGAGCGTCTGGTGATGAGAGGTGACCGATGCGCCAGGCGATGACGACGCTGCTCGAACTTGTCGGCATAGGACTCATCGCGTGGGGTGCTGCGATGATCGCGGTACCAGCAGGCCTGATTGTCGCAGGCGTCGGCTGCGTCGCCGTCGGATATCTGGCAGGGTGACGTGAGTCTCATCAGGAAAGCCGTCGCCGAACGGCGCGCGTTCGGTGATTCGCTCGCGGACGTTCTCGAATCGTTGCGTGGCGGTCCGACCATCGCAGGCGTGCATGTAACCGCCGAAACTGCGATGCGGCAGTCGGCAGTGTGGGCGTGCGTGAACCTGATCGCGGACATCGCCGCGACATTGCCGATCGACGCGTACGAGAAGCGTGGCACGCTACCCGAACCTGTGTCTCCGACGCCGAGCCTGCTTGTGGCTCCGTCGCAGTCGGTCGACGCGATCAGCTGGCGGCGGCAGGTGTTCGTGTCGTGGCTGATGCGCGGCAACGTGTACGGGATCGTGCAGCGGCTCACGAACGGCTGGCCGGCGCAGATCGAGATCCTCCATCCCGACCAGGTCACGGTCACACGTGTCGGGAAGCAGGGGCCGCCGACGTTCCGGGTGGACGGCAAGCCGATCGACAAGTTCCCGGCTGGGAACCTGTGGCATGTACCCGGCCTGACGATGCCCGGCGCACCGGTCGGTGTATCAGTCCTCGAGTACGCGCGTCTGAGTATCGGGCTTGGGATCGCCGCACAGTCGTTCGGTGCGCAGTGGTTCGACGAGGGCGCGCATCCGTCGGCGATCCTGAAGACGGCACAGAAGGTCGACGAGACGCAGGCGAAGGTCATCAAGGACCGGTTCCTGAACGCGGTACGCGGCAAGCGTGAACCTGCGGTGCTCGGCCTCGGCATGGACTATCAGCCGATTCAGGTGTCGGCGAACGAGTCTCAGTTCCTCGAGACGATCAAGGCGAACGCCGAGGACATCGCACGGTTCTTCTTCCCGAGCTTCATCCTGACTCTCGGGCAGGGGTCGATCACCTACCAGAACGTCGAGCAACGATCGTTGAACCTGCTCACCTACGACCTCGATCCGTGGCTCGTCCGGTTTGAGCGGGCCATGACCGCACTGTTGCCGGGCGGCCCGTCGGACCGGTACGTGAAGCTGAACCGCGACGCTCTGTTGCGGACCGACACGCTTACCCGATACCGGCTGCATGACATCGCGATCCGTGGCGGCTGGAAGAGCCGCGACGAAGTCCGCGAGAAGGAAGAGCTCGCTCCGATCCCCGACGGGACCGGCGGCGAGTTCCTGTGGCCGCCGTACCGGGCGTTCCCGATTGAATCTGATCAGGAGCAGTAGATGGACCGTCACTTCCTGCTCGACATCGAGCAGCAGCGCGCGACCCGCCCGTTCGCACGCCAGTTCGAGCTGCGCGCATCCGACCGCGACCCGGACCATCTCGTGTTCGAAGGGATGGCTTCCGTCACCGAGTACGAGTACCCGATCATGGGTGGCGTCTGGCCGGGCTGGATGGAGACCATCGCCGCCGGCGCGTTCAAGAAGACGCTGCGCGAGAAGGCCGACGTAAAGTTCTTGGTCAACCATGACGGGATGACGCTCGCGCGGACGAAGTCCGGGACGATGACCCTCACCGAGATCACCGAAGGGTCACCGACCGGCCTTCATGTCGAGGCGCATCTCGACCGTCGTATGCAGCCTGTCGCTGACCTGCTCATCGCGTCCGAACGTGGCGACATCGACGAGATGTCGTTCGCGTTCCGGGTCGTCAAGGACGAGTGGTACGACGACAACGACGCGCCGTCGAACGCGCTCGAAGGCACGAAGCGGCGGATCACCGAAGTCAACCTCAACAAGGGTGACGTCTCCGCCGTCAACACCGGCGCGAACCCGGCCACGTCCGGCAGCTTCCGTGCGCTCGAGCAAGCACTCGCCGAGCTGCGCGCCGGCCGCCAGCTCACCGACGAGCTACGCGACGCGCTGCGGGAACTCGTCGCCGACCCCACCTCGCAACCCGAACCTGCCGTTCCTGCCATGTCGCGGTCGTTCGCTACCGCGTTGGCCGATCGGTATCGGGTCCGCGTTACCGCCGCCTAACGCGGCGTTCTCTCGAGCCGGAGTCGCAAGCCGGAGCCTCTCGTTGAGGCCACCACTCGCGTGCCACCACTCGGGCAAGCAGCACCGAACCCTCATCACTGAAGGGAGGAGATCCGATGGATCTCATTGATGTCCTGCGCGCCCAGCGGCGCGCCCGATACGACCAGCGGCAGGCCGCCCAGGCCGAACTCGACTCGATCCTCGAGGGCCCCGCGGCCGAGAACCGCGACCTCAACGAAGACGAGGCCGCACGGTTCGACGCCGTCCGACGGTCGCTCGACGAGCACGACACGGCGATCGGCCAGCTCGACGAGCGCATCGCCGCGATCGAGGACGCGCAGACCCGCGAACGTGCGGCCCGCGAGTCCGCCGAACGGTTCGGCGACACCCGCGAGCAGCCGGTACGCGTGACGAACGAACCCCGCACCTACTCGGCCGAGGCTGAGCGGCGCGGCGTCTCGTTCTTCCGCGACCTCATCAACCGGCATGATGACCCGGCCGCAGAGGACCGGATTCGTCGCCACCTGGCGGAGACCGCCGACGTCGAGACCCGCGACGTCGGTACCGGCGCGTTCACCGGCCTCGTCGTCCCGCAGTACCTCACCGACCTCGTCGCTCCGCTGCGGCGTGCCGGCCGTCCCGTCGCCGACATCGCCAACGCGCATCCGTTGCCGTCGGCCGGAATGACCGTGAACATCTCGCGGATCACGACCGGTACTGCGGTCGCGGCGCAGGCGACGGAGAACTCGGCGGTGCAGGAGACCGACGCGGACGACACGCTCCTCACCGTGAACGTCCGTACGATCGCCGGCCAGCAGGACGTGTCGCGGCAGGCCATCGACCGTGGCACCGGGATCGACACGATCGTCCTCGAGGACCTCGTCCGTGCGTACAACACCGAGCTGGACCGTCAGATCCTCAACGCTGACGGCACTTCCGGTACGCACCTCGGCATCCGGTCCACGTCCGGGATCGTCGCGGTCACGTACACGGACGCGTCGCCGACCGCAGCCGAGCTGTACCCGAAGCTCGCCGACCTGATCCAGCAGATCCAGGCGGCGGTGTTCCTCGGCATCTCCCACTTCGTGATGCACCCGCGTCGCTGGTGGTGGATCGCGAAGGAGCTCGGCACGTCGTTCCCGCTCGTCCAGTTCCCCGGCACGGCCCCGCAGGTTGCGGGCAACGCCGGCGACACGAGCTACGAGGCGATGAACCGGCAGCTGTTCGGCGTCCCGGTCGTCCTCGACGGGAACATCCCGACGAACCTCGGTGCCGGCACGAACGAGGACGTGATCCTCGGCGTCACCGCCTCCGAGCTGCACCTGTGGGAGGAGCCGAACGCTCCGCTCACTGTCCGGGCCGAGCAGACCCAGGCCGGAAGCCTGACCGTGAAGCTCGTCGTGTTCGGCTACAGCGCCTTCACGGCCGGCCGCTACCCGTCGGCGCACGGAACCATCTCCGGCACCGGGCTCGTCACCCCGACCTTCTGAGGCTGGGCTGATGGCGCTCACGACCCGGTTCCTCTCTCCGGAGGGGGACCGGGTCGTCGTCCGCCAGGAAGGAGACAGACCGATGTCGGAACCGTCCCCCGACGGCCTTGTCGCCGCGCTCAAGCGCGAACTCGCCGGCTACGTCGCCGACGGCAACGCCGACCGTGCCGCGCAGGTACGGCGCGAGATCGCGCGGCTCACCGGAGCCGACGACCGTACCGAGACCACGGCAGCCGAACCTGTGCCGGAACGGGCAACGCCCGCGAAACCGCGGGCCCGGAAGGGCTGACCGATGCCGGTCGCCGACCAGCAGCTGCTGCGCGGCGTCGCCGGCAGCATCCAAACAACGATCCGCGACAGCGACGGCGACCCCGCCTCCGGGCTGACCGTCACCGTCGGTGTCACGAAAGCCGACGGCACTGTCGTCATCGCTGACGGCACCGCCGCGTCCGAGGTCGGCACGACCGGTACCTACACCGTCACCGCGACCGCAGCGCAACTCGCCCAGCTTGAGCTGCTCACCGCGACCTGGACAGTCGGGTCCGAGACACGTGCGGTCACGACACACGAGATCGTCGGCGGCGTCTACTGCGACGTCGGCGACATCAAGACAGGCGAACCGTCACTCGAAGCTGCCAGCGCCGAACAGTTGAAGCAGGTGCGTCGCGAAGTCGAGGACGAGTTCGAACAGATCTGCGGGCTGGCGTTCGTGCCTCGGTTCGCGCGCGAACGTGTCGACGGTACCGGCCGCTCGACGATCGTGGTCCCGCACCCGTACGTCCGGTCGGTCCGGTCGGTCCGCGTCTACACGGGCACAGACTTCAACGAGTTCGACGCGTCGGAACTCGCGGCGCTCGCGGCCGACCGGTCGGGCCGCATCGTCCGCACCGACGGCGCAACGTTCCCGGCCGGCATCCGCAACATCGTCGTCGCATACGAGCATGGACTCGACCGGCCGCCTGCTGACGTGAAACGTGCGGCGGTCCGCCGCATCCGGGCCCGCCACCACATGGCCCGCTCTGCGATCCCGGACCGGGCCGTGTCGTTCACGGCCGATAACGGCGCTACGTACCGGCTCGCGACGCCGGGCGTGACCGCGACCGGCGACCCCGAGATCGACGCGGTCCTCGACCGCTACTCGATGCGATTCGGAATCGCGTAGAGATGGCGACTGCGTGTATCCGAGCTGAGACGGTCGCGCGGCTCGTCGAGCTGCTCGCCGCACGCCTCACCGTCCAAGTGCTGGACGGTCTCGACGAGCGGCTCCTCGAACGTGAAGCGGTCGTCATCGGCCCGATCGAACCGGTCGCTAACGACGTCCCGACGATGAAGACCGGCCGCAAAGCACGCGACGACACGTTCGACGTGACCGTGTTCTTCCGTGCCGACATGCCGGGCCAGGCCACCGCGGCGGAGGCCCGCGCACGCGTCCAAGAGTTCTTCCAGGCGCTCGACGACATCTGCGCCGACGATCCCGGCCTCACATCACTCGACGGCGTCCTGTGGGCGCAGATCGGCCAGGTCGAAGGACCGGACGTGTTCCCCGGCAGCGAAGGGTGGCAGGCCGCCATGTCTGCGCGGGTAACAGTCCACACCCGACTCGCATAGGAGCGAATGATGCGCGTGACGTATGTAGGGCCGCTCGGCGACGGCGAAACGATCGTCGCCGGCGACCGTGAATGGTCCGCGAAGCCGGGCGAGACGATCGACGTCCCCGACGACATCGCAGCGCGGCTGTCAACCCACTGGCAGCCGGCCGAACCGGCCAAGACGAAGAAGGGCGAGTAGATGGCTACCTTGCTCGACGCACAGCTCGGCATCGGCGAAGAGGTCACGTACGGGACTTACCAGGCCCCGACCAGGTTCTTCGAGTTCACCGAAGAGTCGCTGAAGCTCGAGGTCGAACGGATCTTCTCGCAGGCGTACCGTAACGGCCGCCGTACCCGTCACCGTGTGCACGGCGGCGTGCAGCGTGTCGCCGGCGACTTCACGATCGAACTCGCGCCGCAAGGCACCGGCCTGCTGTTCAAGCACATGTTCGGTGCGGTCAACACGACCGGCACGAACCCGTACACGCACACGTTCACGCCGGGGCTTCTCGACGACAAGAGCCTGACTGTGCAGGTCGGCCGCACCGACACCGGCGGCGTCACCCGCGCGTTCTCGTACCTCGGCTGCAAGATCACCGAGTGGGAACTTGCCGCCGAGGTCGGCGAGCTCGCGATGTTGACCTGCTCGCTGTACGGCACCCACGAGGACCGGGCACAGTCGCTCGCCGCGGTGTCGTACCCGACGGGCTGGTCGCCGTTCACGTTCGTGCACGGGAGTCTGACGATCGCTGCGGGAGCGGTCGATATCCGCAGCTTCTCGCTGTCGGGGAACAACAACCTCGGTACCGACCGGCATCGGATCTCGGCGACGAACCCGGCACGGCCGAAGGAGCCGCTCGAGTCTGATGTCCGCGACTATTCGGGGACTATCTCGGCCGACTTCGAGTCGCTCACCGCGTACGAACGGTATGTGAACTTGACCGAAGCGGCGGTGGTGCTCACGTTCAATGCGGGCGCGTCCGCGCAGCTGACGATCACGATGAACGTCGAGTTCGACGGCGAGACACCGCAGGTCGCACGCGAGGTCCTCGAGCAGCCGTTGCCGTTCACGTGCGTGTCCGGCACGTCGGACGCGGCAGCAATCACCGCCGTGCTCGTGAACGCCGACAGCACCCCGTAGATGCCTCCGGTCCGTGCGTCGCGTGCGCGGGGCAGCACGTCCCGTACCGTGTCGCGCGACGCGGTCGAGGTACGCGGGCTGACCGAGTTTCAGCGTGCGTTGCGGGACATCGACCAGTCGATGCCGCGCGAGTTGCGCAAGGCGAACAAGTCCGCTGCGGAGATTGTTGCGTCGGCAGCACGCGACCGGGCCCTCTCGCTCGGCGGCGTCGCCGCGAAGTCCGCACCGTCGGTAAAGGCAGGCGGCGAGCAACGGTACGCGAAGGTCAGTCTCGGCGGCGCACGGTATCCGTTCGCTCTCGGCGCGAACTTCGGTGCGCAGCACAACATCGCACGGAACACGTCCCGTGGGCTCGTGCTCGGCTGGAACCAGTTCCCCGAATGGGGCGGCAACCAGTGGAGGGGCGGAGCAGCCGACCGGTTCTTGTATTGGGCGATCCGCCGCACACGCGACGAGTTCGTGTCGGAGTACGAGCGGCTGATAGACCAGCTCGCCCGCAAGGCAGAACGCTGACGAGAGGGAGATGATGGCGAAGACCGACGCCGAGATCACGATCCGGCTCGACGGCAGCGCGTACACGTTGCGTGCCGGGGAAGTGAACGCGCTCGACGCGTCGATGCTGCGCCGCGCTACCGGTTTCTCTGTGCAGGGCCTGTTCACGGCGGCGTCGACCGACCCTGACATCGACGTGATCGCCGCGGTCGTGTGGATGGCCCGCCGGCAGGCCGGCGAAACGACCCTCATGTACGAGACGGTCGCACGTCAGGTCACGTACGACAGCGACGTCGAGGCGGTCGACGAGGCGGAAGACGACCCAAAAGCCGACCTCGACGGGCGCTCCGAAAGCAGCTCCCGCAGCTGACCAAGTTCTTTGGGCTCCGGCCGCAGGATCTCGACGAGATGTGGCCGGTGGAGATCGCCGAGTACGTGCGGCAGATGAACGCCGCGTTGCGCGACCAGCGACGTGAGGCGCAGCGTGCGCGTGCACGCCGGAGGTGACGGGTGGCCAGGAAGATCGAGGTCATCATCGCCGGCGACGCGAAAGGACTGCGACGCGCGTTCGACGACGCGACCACCGCGGCAGGTTCGTTCGGCCGGAAGCTCGGCACGGTCGCGAAGGGTGCCGGGCTTGCGCTCGGCGGCATCGCGGTCGGTGTCGGCGCAGGACTGGTCGACGCGTTCGGCGAAGCACGCGAAGCCGAGAAGATCGGGAAGATCACCGAGTCGCTGATCCGTTCGACTGGTGGTGCCGCGAAGGTCACGGCCGATCAGGTCGCCGGTCTCGCCGAGGCGATCTCGAACAAGACCGGCATCGACGACGAAGCCGTCCAGTCGACCGCGAACCTGCTGTTGACGTTCACTAACTTGCGGAACGAGGCAGGCGCAGGGAACGCCGTGTTCGACCGTGCGGTCGGCCTCGCGCAGGACATGGCGACCGTGATGGGCGGCGACGCACAGTCGTCGGCGCTGCAGCTCGGCAAGGCGTTGAACGACCCGATTCGTGGTGTGACGGCGCTCGGCCGCGCAGGCGTCCAGTTCTCCGAAGAACAGAAGGAGCAGATTAAGAACTTCGTCGAGTCCGGCGATCTGCTGTCGGCACAGAAGGTGATTCTCGACGAGGTCGGCCGCCAGTTCGGCGGCGCGGCCGAGGCAGCAGCGACACCGACCGACAAGCTGGCCGTAAAGTTCGGCAACTTGAAGGAGCAGCTCGGCACCGCGCTGATCCCGATCGTCGACAAGGCCGCGACGTTCCTCGGCGAAGTGCTCCCGAAAGCAGGCGACAAGCTCGAGCCGTTCCTCGCACAGGCCGGCGAGATGGCCGCTGACCTCGCCGCGAGGATCGAGGAGCACTGGCCGCAGATCCAGCAGGTCGCGCAGCAAGTGTTCGCGACCGTCGGGCAGGTCATCCAGACCGTCGTGCAGACCGTCCGTACCCACTGGCCGGAGATCCAGCGGATCATCCAACAGGTGTTGACGACCGTGCAGACGATCATCGCCGGCGCGGTGAGCATCATCACGACGTTGTGGAACAACTTCGGGAACAACATCCTCACGTTCGTGCGACGCGTGTGGGGTCCGGTCCAGCAGATCATCGAAGGTGCGCTCACCACGATCCGCGGTGTCGTCCAGACGATCACCGCGCTGATCCAGGGTGACTGGTCGGCAGTGTGGGATGGCATCAAGCAGACCGTGTCGGGCGTATGGAACGCGATCCAAGGTGTCGTGAAAACAGCGCTCGAAACGATCGGTGCGTTGCTCGGCATCGGCCTCGAGATCATCGGGTCGATCGCGAAGGGCGCATGGAACGGCATCAAGACCGCGGCCGGGAACGCCATCGACGGTGTCGTCGGATTCTTCCGCGAGCTGCCCGGCCGGATCCTCGGCTTGCTCGGCAACATCGGCAACGCCGCGCTCGAGATCGGCAAGACGATCATGCAGAAGATCAAGGACGGGATCGTCGGGTTCGTCGGGTTCGCAGGCGACATCGGCAAAGCGATCGTCAACGCCGCGATCGGGTTCGTGAACGAGCAGATCATCGACCGCATCAACAACGCGCTCGAAGTGAAGATCTCCGTGCCGGGCCCGATCCCCGACATCAACCTCGACCCGCCCGACATCCCGCACATCCCGACCCTCCACGACGGCGGCGTCTTCCATGCGCCAACCCGCGGCGGCGAAGGACTCGCGCTGCTGCGCGACGGTGAACGAGTCCTCACCCCCGAAGAATCGGTTGGGATAACGCTCGTGTTCAACGGCTCGAACATCACCGCAGCGGACGCGGTGCGTGAGGCACGCTGGTTGCAGCTGACCGGAGTGCGCTGATGGCCGCAGGTGACCTGGTCGTCAACAACTTCGATTTTGAGTTCCACGGCTGGGCGTTCGGGAACGGCAACAACGGCATCGACATCGTCCAGGTGGTCGGTCTCGACGACCTTCCGGACCTTGCCGTGTACGACAAGGACCGTGCGTTACGTCACGGCCAGTTCGCCGGCGCAGATCTCGCACGCAAACGGGTCGTGACGTTCGAGCTCGAGGTGTGGGGGACGTCCGAGACAGAGTTCCGGCAGAACGTGCAGCTGCTCGGCGACGCGACCGTCGTACGTGCCGACGAGCTGCCGTTGGTCGGGAAGCTCCCCGGCGACGTCTTCGAGAAGTTCCGTGTGAACGTGAAGTGCCGGAAACGGCAGTTGCCGCTCGACGTCGAGTATGTGGTCGGCCGCAAAGCGTCAGCGGCGTTGATGTTCGAGGCGACCGACCCGCGCGTCTACGACAACACGGCAGCGACCGCGAGTACCGGTGTCACGACATCGACGGGCGGGCTCACGTTCCCGCTGACGTTCCCGCTCGATTTCGGCGGGACCGGCACGTCCGGGCTCGTTGACCTGACGAACAGCGGGAACTTCACGACGCCGTGGCAGGCACGCATCGACGGGCCGGTCACGGACCCGAAGATCGAGAATGTGACGACCGGCCAGCAGCTCGAGTTCGCTTTGACGGTCGCGTCCGGCGAGTGGCTCACGATCGATTCGGACCTGCGGCTCGTGCTGTTGAACGGGACGAGCTCGCGGTATTCGTCGTTGACAGCCGCGTCGTCGTGGTGGGATCTGCCGGCCGGCACCACCCAGTGTCGGTTCTCCGGCACGACCGCTGGTACGCCGTCGGTGACGTTCACGTGGCGGTCCGCTCGCATCTAACGACTCCGAGAGGTTGTGGTTGTGGCTCTACGTCAGCCGATCGCGCTCGAGAACGCGTCCAGCACGGAACGGCCGAACGCCGACGAGTTCCGGCTCATGCTGCAACATCTGCTTGGCGACGCAGCGACGTCATCGCCCGCAAGTGCCGGCGTTGTCGGCGCGACCTCATTGAAAGTGACGGAGAAGTCGTCAACGCCGAACATGTCGGTCGATATCGCGGCCGGATGGGTGTTCATCAAAGGTACCGAAACTTCACCGTCCGGTATCTACGCGGTCTACAACGACGCGACCGTGAACGTGACGGCGGCGGCAGCGGACGCGACGAACCCACGCAAGGACCTGGTCATCTGTCGGGTCCGGGACTCGCAATACTCAGGTGCGTCGGACGACGCCCAGCTCGTCTATGTGGCCGGTACCCCGGCTGCGTCTCCGGTCGAACCGGACCTGGATGCGCTCGGCTACGAGAACTACGCGGTCCTCGCTCTCGTCGCCGTCCCCGCGCTGGATACGGCGATCACAAACAGTCAGATCACCGACCGCCGGACCGCATCACTCGCATGGACCCGCGGACGTGGCGAGATCGCCCGTGCGTCCACGAACACGAGCCAGAACGGAATCTCCGGTCCCACCGACCTGACCGGCCTCTCCGTAACGATCAGCCCCGTCACCGGCCGCCGCTACCGTGTACGCGGCTACGTCGGCATCACGAAGACCGGATCGGCAGGCGACGTCATCATCCGCATCTCCGACAACTCCACGGAACGGTGGCGGACGCGGCAGACGTACGCGAACGGAGATAACGGCTTCCTCTGGGCTGAGGCAGAGTTCACTGACGGCACCAGCTTCTTCAAGCTCGTGTTGCAGTCCAGCGCCGGCACTGTTGACGCCAACGTCCACAATGGCACGGGAACCCACTTCATCGTCGTCGACGATGTCGGCGGCTTCCTCACCTGATGGCCGAGTACCAGTACGTGTTCACCGATCTGGCGACCGACCAGGTCCGCACCGAGCTGCCGTGCACGAACGTCAGCTTCACGCGCGAAGTCAACGGGCCTGGAGGCTGGTCCGCCGAACTGCCGCTGTCGATCGTGAAGGACGGCTACGAACTCGTCCGAGCGTCAGAGCTAGCAGAGGCCGACACGGCTCTGTACGTGTTGCGCGACAACGTCGTCGTGTTCGGCGGCATCCTCTGGGCGGTCAACGCTAGTTCCGATCAGGAGACGTTGCGTGTCGGAGGCCAAGGATTCTGGTCGTACTTTCGGCGTCGGCACATCCGCAAGAACCTCGTGTTCACAGCGGCCGACCAGTTCGAGATCGTAGAGACGATCATCGACCATGCACAGGACGACTTCGCAGACGGGAACCTTGGTGTCACCGTCACGCGGACACCTACGACCAGCGGCGTTACCCGCGACCGTCGGTATTCAGTACATGAGTACAAGAACGTCGGAGAGGCAATCGAGCAGCTCGCATCGGTCGTCAACGGCTTCGATTTCGAGCTCGAAGCTGGCGGCAGCTTCGGAGCGTTCACGAAGACGTTGCAGGTGTGGTATCCGCAGCGCGGCCGTAAGACCGACATCGTGTGGGAGGTCGGGAAGAACGTCCAGCTTCTCGACTACACGGCCGACGGCATTGAACGCGCGACCGTCGTCACAGCGGTCGGTGCGGGTGAAGGCGCAAGAATGATCCGTTCGCACGCTGTCGACTCGACAGCGAAGCTTCGCATCGAACGGATCGAACAGTTCAAGGACGTGAACAACTCCACCACGCTCACTGCACATGCGCAGGCCGCTCTGAACTTCTACAAGAACAGCAAGCGCTCCGCGCGCGTGCAGGTCGTGAATCAGGCCGACGCGCCGCTCGGCTCCTACATACCGGGAGACCAGGTCCGCCTCCGTGTCTCCCGCGGCTACCTCGACATCGACGAGTTCTGGCGGATCATGTCGTACACCGTCCAACCCGACGACTCGGGCAGCGAGATCGTTACCGCCGAGCTGCTGCCAGTAGACGCGTTCGCGACCTGAGAGGACGCAAGGATGCCGTACGGCCGACGTACCGACAGTCTCCTGGAACAGATCGAGGAGCTGAAGCGGCGGATCTCAAATCTCGAACGGGCCGGGCAGCTTGGCTCGTCGGCGATCATGGGCGGCGCGCTCGCGCTGATGAGCGAGGACGGAGAACTCACCTACGCCGAGATGGGGACATACACGGACCAGGCCGGTAATGAGCGGATCGGCCTGACCGTCAACACCATCGACCCGTCTATCGCCGCGTTCCGTTCGCTGGAAATCGGGTCGGCTGGTATCCAAGTGCCGGCGACGCACGCGGCGATGGTGCCGCTCAGCGGATCGTTCGTCGATGTCACATCCAGCTCGTTCCAGGACACCCACCGGGCGATCTTCCACCAGGCCGTCACAGACGGCTACGTAGTCGAGGTGCCGTGGGTAACTGCTGGCGGCACAACCGGCGAGATCCGGATCGCTAACGTCATCACCGGCGGCAATACGACCGACGCAATCTCGGTCGCTGCCGGGTCATCCGGGTTCGCGGTGTTCGCATGGCTGCACGGCCAGCAGCTCACGACAGGGCCGTTCCAGCCGACCGTTCAGGCTCGACGTACCGGCGGGGCCGGAAACGTCCGCATCTTCGCGCCGCAGAAGTCCTACCAGGTCGCCGGCTACATCGCCGGAGCGACCGCGTCGGGGGTCTAGGACGGAGCAGGCGGCGCTGTTGTTGGCGCGACCGTCGGCAGCGTAGACGTTGTAGGCGCCGGCGGTGCGGCCGGCTGCTGCTCGATGGTCGCTACCCGGTCCTCGACAGCGTCGACTCGCTCCTCGACGACCGTGACCCGCTCATCGAGCGTCGGCGTCTGAGTAGGCGGCGGCGGCGCAGACGCAACAGTCGTCGACGGTGCTGCCACCGTAGTCGACGTCGTCGTGGTCGACGGTGCCGCCGTCGAGGTCGTCGTGGTCGGGTCGACGTCAGCGACCTGCTCGACCTCCAGCGTCCCGCCGCCGTCGTCGTTGGAGACGGCAGCGAACGCTGCGATCGATCCGACTGACGCGCCGACTGCGATACCGGCCGCGATGCCGGCGAGCTTCCATCGTGGGTGCATGTCCTCATTATCGGACATTCGGACTCCACGATAAAGAGGAACAGGTGTTCGGACATGCAGGTCAACCGGGTCACTATCCATCATGAGGGGGCCGGCAAGCCCCGCGACCAGTTCGGGTTCCTCGGGGCCGGCTATTCGGGTGGTGTTGGCTTGACCCGCTACGAGCTGGTCCGGTCGCCGCACGAGTCGTTCGTGACGCGCGGGCAGGGCGGCGTCCGCAGCTTGCAGGTCTGTTTCTCGGGCGACCGCCGCTTCTACGAGCTGTCTGACAACGACCTCGTCCTGCTGCGCGCGCTCGTTGACGACGCACGCGCGCGCGGGTGGGTGACCGACCGGCCCGACGTGTTCCTACATGGAGATACCGACAAGGGCACCGAATGTCCTGGCGGGCATGTCAAGGCACGACGTGCCGCCATCGAGAACGCGTGTCGTGTGGTGCCGACGTCGGTCGTGCTCCCAGCATCTGGAGGAGAGATGGCAGTCCTGCCGGTGAAGTATCCGCCCGCGAAGGTCGGGAAGTGCCCGACCCCGTTCTACTCGCACAACGATGACCACATCTTGGCCTATAACGGTGCGGCGGTCGGCGGCGACATCGCGGCGTTCGGTATCCGCGTCAAGAAGGTGCCGGTGAACGCCGGCCACAAGATCGTCGGCCTGACCTACGGGATCAACGCGGACGGGACTACGAATCCTCGGAAGGTTGTTGCGTATGCGTCGGATGGCGGCGTGTACGTGTACGACGCGACGTGATGGAAGCTGCGTTCTGGACGGTCGCCGCTGGTGTCGTCCTTGCCTTCATCCTCAGAGGCGTCCCGTGGGTCACGAAACGTGCCGTCCGCGATGTTGTCGCCGAGACAGTGAAGCCGTTGGCCGATGACCTGCGCGCGCACATGGCGTCCGAAGAAGACGCGCGCCGCGAACTGAACGACAAGCTCGCTGACATCAAGGCCGAGTTTGTGCGTAACGAGCTCGAGCATGTCGAGTTCAGGTCGCGTATCGAGAGGCTCGGTGGCTGAACTTGCCGCACTTCTCGTGTGGGATGTGTGGCTGTTGCGTTCTGGACGTGACGCGATATCGACTCGGTTGCGTCGCCGTTGGCGGCAGCATCCGGTGGTCGCGTCGTTGGTGTGTGTCGGGCTGGTCTGGCATTTGACTCGTCCGGACCGGTGGTCCCGCTACGACCCGCTGAGCGTGGCGGGCGGTCATATCCGCCGACGTTAGGAGCCCTCGTGCCGAAGGGCGGTTCGTGCTCGGTATGCGCGGCCATCAACCGCGACCCGAAGGTCCGTGAACGGTTCATCGCCGAATGGCAAGCGGGCCGTGGTGGCGTGTCCATCGCCCGGACCCTCAAGGACGAGTTCGGCATCGCGCTGCCTGGCACGCGAATCGATGGTTGTCTGAACCGCGGGAAGCATTGGGGTACCCGCGACGCACCGTTGACCCGTCCGGCCGAGACGGAAAAAGAACAGCTCGAACGGATCAAGCATCTGCTCGATTCGTTCGGGGTGGCGGCGGACGATATCGGCCGGGTGAAGGCGGTCCGTCTGTCGGAGTGGCAGGGGCTGATCAAGAACGAGGACGGCGAAGCCGAAATCCACGACCTCAAAGGCGCTTCTATCCTTCTCACGCCGGCGTGGGAGGACGGGCCGCGGTGGCCGGTCGTGGACCGTGCAGCACAAGCTCCGGTCGCCGTAAAGCGTAAGACTCTGTCCGCTAAACGGAAGTGGCGGACGGCGGTCGTGTTGCCGGACGTGCAGATCGGCTACCGGCGCGATATCGACACCGCTGAACTCGACGCATTCCACGACGAGAAGGCAATGGCGGCAGCACTGCAAGTAGTGCAGGCGGTCGACCCGGACCTCGTCGTGCATCTCGGCGACTTCTTGGACTTCGCTCCGTTCGGCACGTACGAACAGGAAGCCGGGTTCGCGTTGACGGTGCAGCCCGCGCTTGACCGCGCGCACCGGTTCTTGGCGGAAGTGGTGGCAGCCGCGCCGCGCGCACGGCAAGTGCTGATGGAGGGGAACCACGACCGCCGGTTGCAGAAGGCCATCGTCCGGAACGCGCTGGCAGCGTTCGGTATCCGACGTGCCGACAGGCCCGACGAATGGCCGGTCCTCTCTGTGCCGTACCTGCTGCGGCTCGACGAGCTCGGAGTCGAATATGTGGGTGGCTATCCGGCTGGCATCTACTGGATCAACGAGCGGCTTGCGTGTATCCACGGCCACAAGGTCCGCAGCGCGGGGAGTACGGCCGCGGCTGTCGTGGACGACGAACGGGTGTCGGTGATCTTCGGGCATGTCCACCGGATCGAACTGCAGCATCGGACGCGCAGGACGTATAGCGGCGCTCGTAGTTCGTTGGCGGCGTCGCCCGGATGCCTTTGCCGGATCGACGGTGCCGTCCCGTCCACCAAGGGTTCCACCGATCCTCTCGGCCGTCCGATCCCGACCGCGGAGAACTGGCAGCACGGTGTCGCGGTCGTGACCTACCAGGAGGGCGACGCACCATTCCATTTGGAGTTGGTGCCTATCCATGACGGGTTCGTGATGTTCCGTGGCGAGGTGTACGCAGCATGAGCGACGACCTCCCCGAGATCGATGTGCGGACGGTAGCGGTCGTGTGGGCCGATGACGGGGAACCACAGGTCGACTGGTCCGGCTGCTCCATCTACGAAGCGATCGGCCTGTTGCGTGTTGCGCTGGTGGCGCTCGAGGCGGACGCGGCCGACGCGCTCGATACGGACGACGAGTGACGGTTGACGAGCTGGTCCGGCGTCTACTGCCGGACCTTCCTGTGAGCTGTCATGCGCGCATCGTCCGGCTGTGGGAGACACAGATTTTGGGCGGGTGGCGGTGTCCGGAGTGTGGGAGTCAGACGTGTCGACAGGTCGCGCGCGGGCGGTAGAGCGCGAGGCGGAGCGGCTGTACGCGGAGCTGTTGGCGCGCCGGACTGCACGGTTCGTGACGGCTGACGTGCAGTTCCGGGCGGATGTGCTCGCACGGCTGCACCAGAAGTGGCGGGGTGACGTGTTGCCCCGCCAAGAGAACCCTGACGACTAGAGGGAGAGATAGATGTCGGCGAAGGTGAAGGACCTTGTTGAGCGTGCGGCCGCGACGTTCGTGCAGGCGTTCGCCGCGGTGGTTGCGGTCGATGGTTTCGATGTGGGGTCGTCGACTGCGTGGAAGGCGGCTGCGGTCGCGGGCGTGTTGGCGGTCGCGAAGTGGGCGGCGCTCAACTTCCGTGGCTGACAGCGTTCTCGCTGCGACGATGCATCACTGTCCCGTCCACGACATCGAGGCGTGCGAGCTGCGCTGTTTCGTCGGTGGATGTCGGATGGTGGCCGGTCCGTTGAAGCGCGGTGTTACGCCGTCGGTGGCGCAGATGGCGGAGTCGTCGTCTGTGGAGACCTGTTTCGGTGGGGTGCCGCCGCAAGAGTTCGGCCGGTGGGGTCCGTTCGTCTGGCCGTGGGAGTAGTAGTCGGATGGCTGCATGGTCCGATGCGTCAGTTACGTGGGCCGACACCGGCTATACGTGGCTTGGTGTGTCGCTCGAACCGGTCGAGGAAACACCCGACCCGACTCCGACGAGGCTGACCGTCCATTCGCCGCTGACGCGGCTCACGCTGCGACTGTTGAGGGTCTGACGTGGCACAGATGCCAACATTGGAAGTGTGGGTCGGGCAGGAACTCCCCGACACGACGTTCGACTGGTATGCGACACCCACAACGCTCGTTGACCTGTCGGCCGCACACACCTACCAGCTGACGGTCGCGCCGATCTCGAACACGGCCGCGACGACGTTCGTGAAGACGACCGGGTTCACTGGTGCGGCGACATCACCGAACTTGACGATCTCGTGGTCGACGGCCGGTGAGCTGAACTTGCTGACGGCCGGGACGGTCTATCTCGCACAGTTGCGTGCGCGGCGCACGTCGGACAGCAAGGACCGCTATATGGAGTTCCGGATTGTGGCGAAGGAAGTGATCTGATGGCGAACTTCCCGACGTCGCTTCCTGACGCGAACCCGACCGCCGATGATTTGAATGATGCCGACGACGACCTCGCCGGTGCTGGCGGGTCTGGCTTTAACCATGCGACCGAGCACGGCCGGCTGACGGGAGAGGTGCGTGCGGTCGCGGCGAAGGTCGGTGTCGACGGGTCGGCGGACACGTCGAGCATCGACTACAAGATCAACAATCTGGGTGGTGTGCTCGCCGGGTCGTTGCCGAATCCGTCGTTCGCTGCGGATATGGCGACACAGGCCGAGTTGGACGCGCATGTGAATGACGTGTCGGCGGCTCATGCAGCGTCGGCGATTTCGGTCTCCCCGACTGGCAATATCGCCGCGACCGACGTGCAGGCCGCGCTTGCGGAACTCGACAGCGAGAAGGCTGCGAGTTCGCATGGTCATGCGGCGTCGGATATCACGTCCGGGACGTTGGCTCAGGCGCGTATCGCTACAGGGGTTGCGTCGTCGGGTACTGCGCCGGTGTCGGACGGTGCGGGGAACACGGCATGGACTGATGTCGCGACACAGTCCGAGCTCGACGCACATCTGGCCGACACGGTCGATGCGCATGATGCGTCGGCTATCTCGGTCGCCGACACGGCAGGCGTGTTCGCCGGTACCGACGTCGAGACGGTGTTGGCGGAGTTGCGTGCGGACCGGACGACGTTCGCGAACGCCGACTATACGGTGCTCGCGACCGACCGGTATGTGGCGCAGACAGGGACGCTGTCGGCTGCACGTACGGTGACGTTACCTGCCGCGAATGGTGTGCCTGCTGGTTGGAGGGTGACGGTCGCGGACGAGTCCGGGACGGTGACCGCCGCTAACAGCATCACGGTGCAGCGTGCCGGGTCCGATACGTTGAATGGTGGGACGTCGGTGACGTTGACGTCGCCGTACGAGTGGCGCGAGTTCGTGTCGGACGGGACGAGCAAGTGGACGTCGAACACGCCGAAGGCGCTTGTCGATTCGACCGACATTGATGCGACGGTCGATGAGGGTGCCGACACGGTGTCGCTGTCAGTTATCGGTATCCGCGGCAACACTGTCGACGCGGGTGCGTTCGCCGCTACCGATGTCGGCCGCGGCTACTCGTGGGACGGCAACAGTTTCGCGAAGGCTGGCCTGCCGGTCTTGCTCGCTGCTGACGGTGGCGGCGCAACGATCACGAACAGTGCGGCGGAGGCGTCGATCATCTCCGCGACGTTCGACATCCCGGCGAACTCGCTCCGTGCAGGCGACGTGATCGAGATCCTGGCGTCCGGGACGATCACGAACAACACCGGCGCGAACCGCACCTACGAAGTGTTCTGCGAGATGGACGGCGTCGAGGTAGCGCCGACCGTGTCCGGCAACGTCGCGACCAACGCGTTCCTGCGCACCTGGCGGTACATGGGGTACATCAGGATCGCGTCGATCGGCGCGTCCGGCAGCGCATCGTCGTTCGCGACGCTCGACTGCTCGCAGCCACTCGGGCTCGGGCTCGACACGACCGCGTCGCAGATCTCGTCGGTCGCGTCAGCGACGATCGACACGACGCAGGCGATCACGTTCGACGTCCGCGGGCAGCTCTCGGTCGCAGACACGCAACTGTCGCTCGACCCGAACCTGGTGATCGTGCGGAAATGGGCGTCGTGACGTGGCCGCGCCAGCCTCTATCGCTGTCCTCGGTGACAGCGTCGTCGACGACGTCGACAGCCTCTACGGCGAGCACAGCCTGCCGCTCGAACTGTGCCGACTGTTGGACATCTCGCCTGTCGGCGTCAAGGGCTACGGGTTCTTCGGCTTGTGGCGCGACGAATGGTCGTTGACGACTGGCGGCAACGCGTGGACGCGTGCGACCACATCGGACGCGTGGGACCGAGGACCGTTGCTCGGTACGACGACCGGCTGCGGGACGTTCACCGGTGCCGGCTCGGGCAAGGTCGCGACGTGGACGAAACCGTCGCATGTCACCGTCACGTCGTTCACGCTGCATGTCGTTGACGGCGCGTCGTCGGCGAACTTCGCCTACCGGATCGACGGTGGCGCCTGGACGAACGTCTCCAACACGTGGGGGCAAGACAACAGCTACGACCGCATCACGATCACCAGTGCGGTCACAAGCACCGTCGCGGTGCGGTGTGCGAACGCGGCCGGCACCGCCGTGCGGACCTACCTCGTCGGGCTCGAACCGCACGACAGCGGCGGGTCGGGGACGGTCGTGCATGCGCTCGGCGCGTCGTCGGAGTTCTCGTTCTCGGTCGTGCGTACCACGTCGGGAGACTGGGACGCGTGGTTGCAGGCCGTCCAACCCGCCTACGTGATACTCGAGTGTCCGTTCTCGAACGACATCGCGTTCTGGCCGTCGTCGTCGGTCGAGGCGAACATGCAGGCCATCATTGACGCTGTCGACGGTTACGGCGGCGAGACGATGCTGTTCTGCTCCGGCGAGCAGGACGGCCGCAACACGACGCATCAGGCCGAGATGCGGACGATGGCACACGACCTCGCCGCGTCGAACGGCCTCTACATCGTCGACTTCTACGACCTGTGGGGCAACTATGCGGCGGCGAATGCGGCCGGGTACATGTTCGACTCGCTGCATCCGTCGGCGGCCGGTACCCGGTACATGGCGCAACGTCTCGCGAACCCGATACTCGCGCGGGGCGGCCAATGGGGAAGGTTCCGCGCCGCCTAACCTTTAGAATCTCGACCATGCAACGCGGCGTGTGGCGCGAACCCGCCGAAGAATCGCACGACCTCTACCCCGGCCTGTGCATCCACGACAACCGCGTGAGCGGGTCCATCACCGTCGGCCGATCCCGCCTCCCGTTGTGGGCACTCATCGCCGACGCCATCTGCGACGGTTGGGAGCAGGTCGAGGCTGGCTACTCGCCGTCCGACTACGGGTTCGGGGCCCGCGACCTCGCCATGTTCTTGCACGATCTGTTGCAGATGCGGGGCGAGTTTGGCCGTTTGCTGCTTGTCCTTGCGGACGCTGTGCGTGCCGAGGATGAGGCGGGCTGGTGGGAGTGTGAGGACCGCCGCCGCGTCGTCGCTGACCAGTTGCGCCGCTGCCTCGACGCGCTCGCGAGCCACTGACACGGCAGCCTGAAGGTACGGCCCTCCACCCCTCACTCGGGGTGGGGGGCCTCTTTTCATTCCCGCGACCGGCGGAGCCAGTCGTGTACGGCCTGGCGGGTCATGCCGAGCTCTCGTGCGATGTCGTCGAGCGTCCGATGCTGGCGGGCCTCGACGAGCGCGGCGATGAACGCGGCGCGTGCTGTGCTGATGGCCTGGTAGAGGTCGCGTAGGCTGGGTGTGCCCGTGTTCATCGGTGGTCCTTGTGGACGCGGGTAGGCCCCTGGTTGCCCTGCCAGGCTCCCAGGGGCCGCACCCACCATCGGGGGGTTCAGTCCTCCGGCACGTCGGCGGGCTCGACGACCCAACGCTCCTCGCTGCCGTAGCCGTGGCTGCGGTGGCTGCGGACGGCGACACCGGCACGGCCGGCCAGCCACTCGACCGCTGCGGCGAGCGTGTCGTGCGACGAGGCCCACTCGCCGTCTGCCTGCACGTGGTACCGGCCGACGTCGGCGGGGTCGTCGTAGCCGAGCGACCGGCCGGTCTCGGGGGCGTCGAAGCGGATGATGTCCCAGCGGGTGAGTTCGTCGGTGGTGGTCATTGTGGTGTCCTCCTGGGCTGCTGCCACAGCCGTCGTGGTCTGACAGGGACAGTATCGGCCACCAGCACCATTGAGTCAAGCATTTCTTGACAGATTCCTGGGGTACGGTGAGTCGGTCGCGGGGGTGCCTGGTGGGTTCGACGCCGCAAGCCCGCATGCGGGAGGGCGGCGGACGCCGGTTCGACTCCGGCCACCTCCACGCTTATGAGCATGTTCTTCGGCGGTCCGTTGGGGTTCGAGAACAATCGCATAAGCCGTCGACCGACCGCTTAGACGGCCCTAGCAATTGCTACACTCTCGCCACGAATGCTCCCCGCCTTCCCGGTCGTCTGCTGGCGGCAAGCGACCGGGAATGGCGGGGCTTGTCAGACGGCCTCCGCTCCGGCGGGGGCCGTCTCTGCGCGTGTGAGGTCGATGTACGACGGCCGCCGGTCCGCCTCCCGGAGCTGCCGCACCGCCCGCAGGCGACGCGCGTACACGTCCGCTGTCGTCGACAGGTTCGCGTGGCCGAGCCATTCCTGCACGTCCCGCAGGTCAGCGCCCGCGTCGAGCAGGTCCGACGCCGTCGTATGGCGGAGCGCATGTGCAGACTTGCCGTCCCACGGCCGACGTTTCACGCCCGCCTCCCGGAACAGGCGGGAGACGAGTGTCCCCACCCAGGCGGCGGTCACGCCACGTGACGGGTCGAGCTCGGACCTGATGAGCGGCTGATGCG